TGTCTAACGGTTCGTTAACAGACATTTTATTTCTCATAAACTTAATATCCATATATGAGTCGTCATTTGATATACTCCATGTAAAATACTTTACCGATTCTAAATTAAACCATACGATATTATTTTTCATAATGTCATAAAATGTTGTAGTTGGGGATATTTTAATAGTTTGTAATTGTTCGTAATTGAGAACATTTTTCGTGTTCAAATGTTTACCCAATATAACCACGTTCCATGTTTCAGAACCATATTTGAGTTTTGCATCTTCAATCTTTTTCTTAGCCGCTGCTATTGCAGCCGCTTTTTGTTCCTCTTCTAATTTTTTCTTAGCTTCTTCAGTCGCTTTTTGTTCCTCTTCTAATTTTTTCTTAGCTGCCTCTGCTAGTGCTTCTGCAGCTGCTTTCTGTTCCTCTTCTAATTTTTTCTTAGCTTCTTCTGCATCCTTTATAGCTTTTAGTCTTTCTTGTTCATTCTTCGCTTCTTCTAATTTTTTCTTAGCTTCTGCTGCCGCCGCTTCTGCAGCCGCTTTTTGTTCCTCTTCTAATTTTTTCTTAGCTTCTGCCGCTTCCGCTGCCGCTTCCGCCGCTGCCGCTGCCGCTTCCGCTGCTAGTGCTTCTGCAGCTGCTTTCTGTTCCTCTTCTAATTTTTTCTGTACTGCTTGTGCCTCTGCCACTTGTTCGTTTAATAATTTTTGAGCCTCAGTTCTAGCTGAAGGCAAATGGTGAAACCTATTCCCTAAAATTTCTTTTAATATTGATTTTTTCAGTGTTGGGAATTCGTTATATAATTTATTTTCTTTCTCGAGTCTATCTTTTTCTCTTTCTCTCTCTCGTTCTGCTTCCCGTTCCTCTTCTAATTTTTTCTTAGCTTCTGCTGCCTCGTCCTTCTTTCTCTGTATTTCTTCCGGGGAATCACCTATTTCTGATACATTTACTTTTACATATACTTTCCAATATGTAGAGAATTGAACGTCTCCCGGACCCATAGCTCGATTTTGTTGGAAGCGAAAACTAAAAGGCTGGACATATTCTGCATTTATAAAATTTTTATCAGATTCCTTTTGTTCTCTGATATAAGTATCTATAACAGATCGTTTAAGACTTTCATTACTACTAAAAGATTCGGCATAACTTCGTGATTTAGTCTCAGGTTTAGAATTGTAAATAAGGATTTCTTTTTCAACTACTTTTATTATTTTACCACTTTCTAACTGAGGGGTTGGAGCTGGAGCTGGAGCTGGAGCTGGAGCTGGAGCTGGAGCTGGAGAAGCTTCCTTTCTGTTCGTAATTTCGACTGTAACATTAAGTGACCATACACGTCTTCCTGTTCGATTAACTTCTATTTTGACAACTGATATATCTGAAGCCGTGAAAGATCCCGCGCCAGACGAAGTGAGCTTTTTTGCAATATCGGCTTCAATTTCCGCTCGTTTATCACTTCCACTTTTCAAATATTTTGCGGCGGCATCATTCGCCTGCTTTTCACTAACATACATTCCATGGGTAATTGTACTAGTAGTTACTTCTTTCACTTTTTCGGGTTCTTGAGCTGGAGTTGGAGTTGGAGCTGGAGGTGGAGGTGGTGGAGCTCTCGAAGGTGGTGGAGGTGGTGGATCTGGAGGGGTAGGGGGTAGAGGTTCTAGAGATGCTGGTGGTGGAGGTATATACGATTTAGTAATGCTTTTCTGAAATATTTTTGTCCCACTCTCATTTTGTGCAAAGTATGGTGTATCTTCCGGCTTTCCAGTACCTGCTACAGTCGCGCTCGTGATATAACACGTAGATCCTTTGGGTTTGATCATAGGATTCCCACTTGTGTATTGGATAGAATTACAATAATCTAAATAATCACATTCTTCTTTGCATTCATCGATACTTATATCAGTAAGACGAGATTCCGAAGTTGAATTACCTGGAATGTCATCAGAATTTACAAATTTACCGTTCAAAGCACTAAACGGGTGGTATTTTTTATTATGTGTAATCCATTGGTATTGGTCAGGTGGAGGTGGAGGTGGTGGAGCTGGAGGAGTAGGGGGTAGAGGTTCTAAAGATGCAGGTGGAGGTGGAGATGGAGGAGTAGGGGGTACGGGTAATCGAATGGGTGCGATTGGTTGAGGTTGATTAATTTTTGGGGGTGATTTTTCCCTGGGTGGTTTTATAGACGATCCTTGTGTCGAACCATTTAAAATTTCGTCTTCATCTTCTGAATCCGAATCCGAATCAGGAATTTTCTCTTCTACAATATCTTCATCTATTTCTTCTTCCTGAACCTCTTCTGCCTGAACCTCATCAGATTTTACGGGTATACTTTTATATAGTATAGTTAACAGTAAAGTTGTTAATATAAGAATCACGAAGACGGCGATATATATTCGCATCATACTGTTATAATCGATTATTTTATTTTACTTTTTTCTATACACAAACTTAAATTTACTATATAGATCCGAAACCGGGTTCCCTTTAAGATCTTCCCATAATGTTAAAGTAAACCCCAAATCTTCCATGCGCGTAAAAAACATATCTTTATGCGCGATGGGTTCGACTTTTGGGCCGTCGGCATAATATGGTGTATCGGCTAAATGGACGTATAACTTTTCCCCAAAGTTTCCCGAACTTGTATGTTTCATTAGAAAATAGTTCCCTAACTCGTCTTTTACTGGTGTATTCATGATAATCTTATCTGAATTCGGTATGATTCCTATGAATTGACCACCAGGTTTTATTCTATTTTTAATTGCTAATAAAGACGTCTCGAATAACTTGCGTGATTCGAATATATAGTGTAACGCAAAGTTATAACATACGACATCATATTTTCTTTGTGGACACGCGAATATATCACCTTCGTAAAAGTTGACGCGTATTTTCATGTTTTTGGCACGCGACTTAGCCTCCTTAAGTGATTCTGGATTCGGTTCACACATGCTTATATTAGCCCCCGCGTGTCGCCACTTTTGGAGATCACCACCGAATCCACATCCTACATCCAAAATACTGTCGCCTTCGCGGGTAGCCGATTGGATGAGGAGACGCTTAGACTCGTTATGGTACTTACGTATCTCCTCCATTTATTTATATTCGTTTTTCTTTTTTAACTAGAGTTATAACCGAGACCTGATTCTCGGTACCGGACGTCATATCAATATAAAACCTATATCCTTAGGTTTAATTTCTTCGTTAATTTTCCAATTCCAAAGGTAATAGTGGTTATATCCCGTACCTTCCATGAACTTATGTTCACGAAGTTCATCTTCATCTACCCCAACGTTTACACAATTATATACATCGAACCCACGGTTACGTGCCATTATTATAGCATCTTTTAAACAGTTCCCGACGTTATAGAATGTGTACGCCTGTTTTATAATTTCACCACTTGATTTATGTACATAATCCAAACTATAAAACGTGGCGAATTGGTCTTTTTCATCGCTTAGGTATGTATATACGGTATCCTTACGTGGAAGAATCCAGTGTCTAACGTAAGATTCATCGATATAAAGTGAAAGTTTAAACTTTTTTAAATGTTCTTGTAACATTTTCGTAACCCGGGGTATATCGTTTTCATTCATTTCCCTAAACTGTGACGTACCTAAAATGAGGTGTGCTTTTTCTCTTGCTTCAGAAAACTTGAGTTTATTAAGTTTATTAACATTTATGAGTCTATGCCAATACGTGACTTTAGAGATGGGTGTAGGTAAATGTTTTACGACTGTATATACAGCTTGCCACCTATTTTGTAAATTCATACGTCTTTTGAGTTCGCCTATAAGCATGGGTGTAAATTTGGTATCTCTGAGATGTTTAGAAACACACAAAAAATTTATTTGAAGCATTTGAATTATTTTTTTATTAACACAAACGTCTAAAGGTATACCTGATATAAAAGCAATGAGTTTATTACTTTCCTTTTCACGAATAGCGAGGTTCCATTCATCTCTGTACCCCGGTGGATATAGCGTCCATTCAATTAACTCTTTAGAGTACATGAATTCGAAAAAATCATCTTGTATATAATTATCTTTTAAAAATTCACAGAGTTCATCTACAGTACACGAACTCCATTCATATCCTTCAGGTAACGGGTTTTTTTCATACCTAAGTTCTCTCGATGAATTTATTTCACCATCATTTTTAAAAACAACTTTATCTTGGGGAACAGGTTGTTTATTCCAGAATTCGTGCATTATATTACATAGAATAGACTTAAAGTTTTTAAGCTTTGTTATTATATAAAACAATGTCAACTCTTGAACAAGACTACACGACCGTGCCTGGTCAATTATATGCGTGTCTTTCCGTCATAGGACCGGAAGCACCCCAAAAGAACGATAAGTTTGGAATTAAGATCCGGGGTGCATTTAATTCCAGAGATGAGGCTGCATCGCACGCCAAGCGTCTTCAAAAAGAAGATGCGACATTTGATATTTACGTCGTTGATCTGTATAAATGGTTGTTAATCCCACCCGATCCGACGAAGATCGAAGACGTTCATTATACGAACGAAAAGCTTGAGGAACTTATGTCTGGATACAAAGAAAATCAAGCACAAGCGGCACAAATGTTTGCGGAACGTAAACGTGACATGGTTGAAAGTGCATCGTCGTTTGCGAAGCCGGGTGATGAAAACTCGAAGTATTATACGAAACCAGATGAACCACCAATCAGTCATCCAGCCGAAGTTCTAGAACGCCTTCAAAAGGAAAAACCAGATACACCAATGGAAGAACTTGTTAAGGAAGCGGATGCCACGGTTGCTAAGGAAATTGAAGAAAGAAAGGAAAAACGTGAAGCCGAGGCGAAGGCGGCTCTCGAGAAAGAGGCGGCTGATAAGGGGTTCAATTCAGTTGAAGCGATGCAAAAGTTTGAAAAGGAAAAGTCCGAGTCGTCTACGGAAGCCCAGGATACTAAAGGTGAAGGAGAAGTCGAGGAAGGTGAAGAGGTAGAATCTAAATAAATTTGTTATATAAATGTAAGAATGTTGAGTATTATACTAAATATAATCACCATAATTATTGTTTTAGCCATGGTCGGTTTATTTTTACGATTGTATG